ATCGAATCGATACCAGCACGAGTTGTCTTTCCCCGCACCTTCTGTCCCCGCTATCCACTTAACGCGGCCAATAGCTATGATGTGGCTGCATATGTCGAGCATAGGGGCTGCTTGGCGCGTATGAGCCCAATCGGCATCAAACAAGAGCCAAGTCGGGCGCAAGCGGGCGCACCGTTCAATGATCTGATGCAGAGGCGTGCGATCCCATGGCGGGTTTGTAATAATGGCATCCGCGCGATGCAGATCGCCTTCCATAAGCCATGAGGCATCATGCTGATGGATACCTTCCCCTTGTGGTGCCACATCATAGGCAGCACAACATATATGACCGTGCCGTTCCAAATGGCTGATCAACGCGCCATCGCCAGCGCACGGCTCACAGAACCGCGTCCCTTCTGGCAAATATGGCAGGAGCGGCAGCACCGCTTCATAAGGGGTTGGGTAGAAGTCCAACTTCTCCCGTTCAAATTCACTTCTCTTACCCATCCGAAAGTTCCTCTAGCGTTACTTCACAAGGCGGACCTTCTGACACCCAACGGGCATCGATCCATTCGCAGTTCTTGTCGTTTGTCACGACCCCGGCCGATTGCAGGCAATCAAGCAGGCTCTTGAGCAGGTTGTCCAAATCGCGGTGACGAGCATCCGGCCTTACAAATCTAATTGATATTTTAAACTTGCCTTTAATGCGCGCCGGTCTTGTTTGGCTGATCGCTTCCCATGCCGCGATTTCTTTCCACTTTTGATATTCCGGTGAACGGTAAACCTTACCGCCCTTAGCTGATCTCCACAGGCGGTTCATCGACGGAGGAAATGGCAGAGACAGAATTATCACGGCGGCTTTCCTCTCTTGCCTTCACCAGCGCCCTAACAGCTTCCGGCTCACTGATTTTAAGTTTTGCAGCGATGTCTACAGAATCATTGCCAGCGCGAAATAGCTCATAAGCTTTAGAGTTTATAAGGGTCATCTTCGCTCTCTTCATAGATATCGGGCCTTAAACGCTCGCGCGGAATGCCCGTCATACTGGATAAGGTTTGCACATGGCGCAACGGCACCTTTTTCCATGCGGAAACGGCCTGTAGCGTCACATTTAGCTGCTTTGCCAAGGCTCCCATCGTCCCGAAATGGGCGAAGACTTGGAACAGCACAGGGTCGCGGTCGTATTTCATGGCTTGATAATGCAAGAGGGGGCTTGACTTGTCAACAGGCGCTTGCAATATTCAATACACCCTGCGGGGAGTGGACTACCCCGCCAACATTAGGAGATACCGATGAAGATGTCCGACAGCATTATTGAATTGGCCGCTGCGTTGTCGAAGGCCCAAGGGATGATCGATGACGCTACCAAAACCGGGATGAACCCCGCGTTCCGTTCCAAGTATGCCGATCTGGCTGCGGTTCGCGCCGTTGTGCGTGAGCCTCTGGCCGTCAATGATCTGGCTATTGTGCAAGCCCCGCGCACGGTCGATGGCGCGGTCGAAGTGGAAACGATGCTCATCCACAAGAGCGGCGAATTCCTTTCCGAAACCCTGCGGATGCCAGTTAACAAGTGGGACGCACAGGGCATTGGCTCCGGCATTACCTATGCCCGCCGCTATGGCATTATGGCCATGCTCTCCATCGCTTCTGAAGACGATGACGGCAATGCCGCCACGAACCGCACAGCCCCGGCGGCTCCCGCGCCAGCCCCTAAGAAAGCTCCGGCCACCGATCTTGCGCCCCTGATCGCTAAGGGCGAATCGGCTGCATCGCTTGGCGAGGCGGCTTTGATGGAATGGTGGGAAGGTCTGACCAAGGGCGAACGCTTGGCTATTCCGGCTGATGTTAAAGACCGCTTGAAGGCCGATGCTGCGGCCGCTTCTAAGAAGGATGCTGAATAATGGACCAGCGTTCAGAAGAGTGGTTCGCCGCCCGTCTTGGCAAGGTCACTGCGTCCCGCGTGGCCGATGTCATCGCTAAGACCAAATCCGGCTATAGCGCCTCTCGCGCCAACTATATGGCCGATCTCGTTTGTGAGCGACTGACAGGAGTCCCGGCGGACTCCTACCAGTCACCCGCAATGGTGTGGGGAATAAACACCGAACCTTTGGCAAGGGCTGCTTATGAAGCAGAGGCAGGGGGACTTGTCGAAGAAGTAGGGTTTATTCCTCACCCAACTATTCCAAACGCAGGAGCAAGCCCCGATGGACTCGTGGCACAAGATGGGCTTGTTGAGATCAAATGCCCCAACACTGCAACGCACATTGAGACGCTTTTGGGCGAAGCTCTTGCGGCGAAATACATCACCCAAATGCAATGGCAAATGGCTTGCACAGGCCGCAAATGGTGCGACTTCGTATCATACGACCCTCGTATGCCGGAACATATGCAGTTTTTCTGCAAACGGATTAACCGTGATGAATCCATGATTGCAGATTTGGAACGGGAAATTAATTCGTTCCTGCAAGAACTGGAACAGAAAGTTAGTAAGCTCAACAATCTCTATCCGTGAAAGGGGATATGATGTCTAAATATGAACTTCGTGACATGAATGGCACTGCGTTTAAGAACAAGCGCAAAGAACGCGATTCACAGCCTGATTATACCGGCACCGGGATGGCCTTTGGCAAAGAGCTTTGGGTTAACATCTGGTATAAGGGCAAAGACAAAAACGGCGACCCATGGTTTAGCTATTCTTTCAAAGAGAAAGAACCGCGCCAAGAGCCCCGCGAACAGCCTAAAACAGACATTGACGATGATGTGCCTTTTTAATGTTAGATATCCTAACTGAAAAAGGACAAGCTACCGTCCAACAAGAGCAACGTGCCATAGAAATATGGCACAGCCACTATCCCAACATTGTCTATAACGAAACGCCAAAAAACAAACCATGTTCTGTCGATGCAATTTTGACAAAAGATGGGAAATGTTCGGCTGTCGTTGAGACAAAATGTAGGACAATGACGCATACAAAATTTAACGAAGTTTTTGGCCATGATTGGCTTGTGACGCTCGAAAAAGTTTTAAGTGCTAAAAAGATAGCAGAAGAGCTTCACATACCTTTACTTGGGTTCCTTTACCTCGTTAATGATGATATGCTACTATGGAAAAAGATATGGGACCCTGAGCTGGGTTGGTGCGCCCCATTCCGCGTTGAAAAAACTGAAACAAAAGCTACCGTGAATGGTGGCACGGCAATAAGAGACAACGCATATATCAATATGGCTGACTGCAATATGTTGAGATACAACGATGACAGAAGACAGACCGATAAGTGAAGAATATCGAATTATAGCTAAAAAGTGGGTTGATGCTGACTCCGCTGCCACGCTGCGCGAGGAAACAAAATCAGCTTTCTATTCACAGCTTATGCTAGAACATACCGATAAGCCCGTGAACCGCGCTGAGATTGCCGTTAAGGCATCTGATGAGTGGCAGGACTTTGTTGCCAGCATGGTTGAGGCACGAAAAGAGGCCAACCTTCTTAAAGTGCAACTGAAATACATCGAAATGAAATTCTATGAATGGCAAAGCTACAATGCCACTAAACGAGCGGAAATGAAGCTATGAGCGACGAGGAGAAAGATATGTTTGATGAGATCGTGAAGAATATGCCTGACGAAGTGCGTGAAATGCTTGAAAAGGCAGGATTAGAAGAGCATTTAGAATCCATGAAGCGCCGTTTTGAAATCCAAATGGAAATTATGGGTTTACTTGAGGAGCTTAACGCAAATGATGCGTTGCATTGTATCGTCCCAATTCTAACCAGCATTGTCGTTAACTCCTGCGATGATTTGAATGAAGCATTAGCTTCTTTGTCAAAAATAAATGCCTCCACAGTTAGAATGATACAAGACAGCGACAGCATGGGTATCGCCCCATGGTGCCCATATAACGAGGATGATGTTGAAGACTTCGACGTTGATCATCAGACAAAACAATGAAACGGGTTCGTATTACCTCTAAAATGAGGGCTGACATTTTTATGCGGCATGGTGGGGTCTGCCACCTTTGCAGTATGAAGGTCCGCCCCGGCGAAGATTGGGACGTATCACATGACATACCACTTGAGGCTGGTGGCAAAGATGATGAGAGTAACTGGCTGGTTGCTCACAGGTCTTGCCATCGTAGGCATACCGCTACTGTGGATGCTCCACTCATTGCAAAAGTGAAGCGGATACATCAACGCCACATTGGCGCGAAGAAAACCAAAAATCCGCTCCCCGGTGGGCGGCATTCAAAATGGAAAAAGAAAATGGATGGATCAGTAGTAAGGCGCGACACGGAGTAAAAATGAAACTGCTCATGACAATGAACATGCCTAGCGCAAGCGGGTATATGGTTCATCAAATTACAGTCGATACAGACTGCCAAACCCTGCGTGACTTCTACAGGCTCATGAATGAGCAGGAGTTTGTGTTTTGCCGTCTCTTTTATCGTATGCAAAACCCATTTGGAGAAACCGAATGGGAAGATAAAGGCGACATGATCATCAACACCGCACATATCGGAAAAGTGCAAGAGTATATCGAACGGGAGAGCAATTATGAATCATTCGGAAATTCTGACGAACGCGGATCAGGTATCCAAAAGGCACGCCCGAACCTACGGCCCCGAAGAAATGTGCTATGACAGGATCGCTCAAATTGCGACCCTGATCTTAAACAAGCACCTATCACCCCATGACATCGCTCTTGTGGAAGTCGCCATTTCACTTGGCCGCTTGCAGGAAGACCGTCTAAACCCCGAGCATTATGTCATGGCTGTTAAGCACATGGCCTTTGGTGGTCAGTTTGCCATAGTGCCGGAGTCTGTCGGCACGGCATTGGAAGATGACATTGCCGCCATGGCACGGCGGTTCGCTCCCAAGCGCCGCCAAGAAGCCGCGCCAACACCAGAATCATTGGAAACTTTGGCCAACTTTGCTGCACCGCAAAAGGATGAGCCAAGTGCCTAGACCTATCTCTGATGAAGAAGAAGCCCTGATCATAAGGCTCTGGAAAGAGCGTAAGACAGGCTCACAAATAGGGGCGGCCGTTGGCCGCTCCCGCAATGCCATCATGGGTAAGCTTAACAGGCTGCGCTCTAAAGGTGTCATTGAGCTTCTGCCGGAGGGTGAGGCACGCTTTAAGCCTAAATCCCCTGTTGCTGCGCCTGTGTCGCAACCAAAAAAGACCCCATCCCTTGCGGTCGTACCTAGCCTTTCCCAAAAGGCTGAAAAGGTTAACAATCCACCATTAGAGCGAATCACTAGCCTTTTTGTGCCACCAGAACCGGCTCCTGAGCCCATGGACCCCATCAAGTTCAAAGACCTAAAGCCGATTTCTTGTCGGTATGTAGTAAGTGGCAAGAGGCCAGAGAATTTCCTGTTCTGTGGCATGGATAAAAAGAGAGGGGCATATTGTGCGGAACATGCTGCCCTGTCCTACGTTTCTGTTGAGAGGAAGCGGCCCGGAGGCACGTTCAAACTCGAAAAGACGGCTGGATTCCTAAACAGATAGGAGTGGCGCGATGTGGTGGTTTATATGCTTTGTCATAGCATCCAACCTAATTTTCTTGCTGATGCTGTCTGAGATACGGCAGGAAGTAATAGACTACATGCTAAGGCGCGATACCGGCGATGATACCTAATATAGTTCACTTTATTTGGCTGAAAGGCGATCTGTCACGACCCTTCAGCTTCATAAACTATCTGTCAATTAGGTCTGTGGCAGAAGTTCATAAGCCTAATAAAATCTACCTTCACTGCGATCATGTCGAGCCAGACAATCCAAATTGGCAAGCAGTGATGCCATATGTCGAAATCCGCAGGGCGCACCCGCCAGAAGAGATTGGCGGCAAGCATCTACGCTATGCCCAATACAAATCAGATGTCATCCGCCTTGAAATCCTGTTGAAGCATGGCGGGGTTTATTTGGATTGCGACTTCATCCTGCTCAAACCTTTGCATGATTTGATGATGTCGCCATTGACCATGGTTCAAGACGGACCAGAGAAACAATCCGTCAGCAACGGTGTCATCATATGCGCGCCTGAGCAGGCATTTTTGGCGGATTGGCTGGCAGCAATACCTGAAGAGCTAGACAGCGGGGTATGGGCTAACCATGCCGTCAATACGCCCCGCAAACTTCTAAGCACGGGCAATTATGATGTGCGGCTGTTGCCGTCAAAATCATTCATCCCATTTGACTTCTCAAAGATGCACCTCTTTGAGATACCGCCGCCAGATATAGACCTGAGCGGGGCTTATGCTGTCCACATTTGGGAAACTTACTGGCGCGACTATATCGGCCATGTTTCGAGAGAGTGGGCCGCACAGAACGACACACTCTTCTCGCGGATCATTGCCCCGTATCTTACGACTTCATGATGTAGCATAGGGCGTAGTATGGAGGACGGTTTTCGTGCGATAAGCCGCCGCCTGTGGAGTCTGTTGTTCCAGACACAGTATGCGTATGCTGCACGCTTGCGCTGTTAATGCTAATGCCCGTACCGGACGCACCAGTAGAAGTGGTTGTAACGGTATAATATCCTGCCGCAGTTTCCCCAACTTGGAAATTTGTCGCGTTGTTTACCACTGTATATGTATGGGAATGGCCGGGATCATTGATGGTATGCGTGTGAGTTGCATTTGCACTCATGTTCCCAGTCGTTGCTGAGAACGTGTGTGTGTGGCCCGGAATCTGCGTTGTTGAAAGTGTGACGCTATCAGAACCACCAGTGGCACCAACAGCATAAGAAGAGCCCGTGCCAGAGCCGACGATAAACCGATTGCGAAGGTCTGGTGTTGAATTGTTTCCGTCACAGAGTACCCATCCCGCAGGGATGGTCGCAACAGAACCAGACCACATTAGGATAACGCCGGACGGAATTGTGACCAACGCAGCGATAGCGGATGTCACAAATGCCGTTGTGGCAAGCTGAGTTGTGTTGGTTCCAGCCGATGCAGTCGGCGCAGCCGGTGTCCCGGTAAATGTCGGGCTTGCACTGAGAACAACGCTGCCTGTTCCAGTTGAAGTTGTTACGCCAGTACCGCCGTTTGCCACAGGCAATGTGCCAGAAACATGCGTTGTGAGGCCAACCTTACCCCACGCAGGAGCAACACCAACCCCGCCAGAAATAAGGACGTTACCAGTTGCGACATCCGCTAATGCAGCCAGCGTTGTTGCACCAGAAGCGTAAATGATGTCGCCAACAGTATAGCTCGCAATACCAGTGCCGCCATTCGCTGCCGGTAGGGTACCGCTAACATGAGTTGTAAGGCCGATTTTACCCCACGAAGGCGCAACACCTACGCCACCCGAAATGAGGGCATTGCCGGTCGCAACGTCAGCCAAGCGAGATAGAGCCGATGTTGTCGAGGCATAAAGGATGTCTCCGACAGCATATGTTGTTTGCCCGGTGCCACCGTTATCCGCATCAAGAGTACCGGCCATCGTAATGGTGCCGGACGTTGTAATAGGCCCACCAGAGAAAGTCAGACCAGTAGTGCCACCAGAGACGTTAACGCTTGTGACTGTGCCAAGACTTGCCACGTTTTCTGTGACAGCAATGACATTTGTGCCATCGCAGTAAACCTGAACTGTCTTTCCACGAATAAGCGTGACAGATGTGCCGCCGCCAATAGATGCAATCACTACAGCGTGCGGACCGCCAGTTGCGTCAGTCGTGTCATTTCTGACA